TTCGTTTTGGCCGTTTAGGCCGGCGATTAATTCATGACGCTGCTCGAACTGGCACTGCAATCCTTAAAGGGCCATATGTTAACCATGCGGGCTCGAAACACTGGGCGGTAAAAGGTGAAAACTGGACGCTCATGAACAAGCATGGCCATAAAGCAGATTTTTCTGTGGTTAATGTGCTTGATTTCTTACCAGACATGTCAGCAGAGACAAAAGAAGACATGGCTTATGCCAGTGTCAGGCTCTGGAACCTACCAAGACAATTACGTCAACTTCGAGGGAGCGGAAAGTACTATGAGGATGAAATTGACGCCTTATTATCGACTGCTCCGCGCAAAATTGGCGAAAGCGCGACAGAGGGAGCTACTGAGCGCCTTTCCCTCAAAGATACAGCTCTCGTGGAGAAGTTATATGATTCGCGCTACGAAGTATTCGAGACTCACGCAGAGTTCCAAGCGGGCCTACTTCGTAAAGCTGGCGTTAAGGGAATTAAAGAAAGCATTAAAGATCATGAAACGATTTTAGCGTGCGTAGTGCATTGCGAATCACGTTGCTTGAAAGCTTATCTTAATCCTCTCGATAGCGGTGAGATGCCTTTCAGCATTTGGAACTGGTCAAAAGATCCAACATGCGTGCTCGGTAAAGGTATACCGATACTCGCTGAGAACTGTCAGCTCATTTATAACGCTGTATGGCGAATGATACTGGACCATGGCGGTCTATCTGCTGTGCCAATGGTCAGCATGATGAAAGATAAGGTAAGCCCTGCGGGTAATAACAAATCGGATTACTCGCTGCAAGCTGGAAAGGTCTGGCACATCAATAGTGACATGTTTAATTTGCCAGACGGTGCAAGAGGGCGTCCTTTTGAGATTCATGAAATACCAGTAGCTCTTAATCAGTTCTTTGCCATTATGGAAAAAGCTGAAGAAGATGCTTACAAGTTAACTGGCGTGACTCGTGTCGAAAAGAATGAAATCGGTGTCGATAATGCACCAGTGACACTTGGCGCTACTCAGATCTATCAAAACAACGCCTCTGTATCGAGAAGAAGACAAGTCAGAGATTTTGATGATGAAATTACAAAAGAAACTTTGACTCGTTTATACGATTGGCTTATGCAATACGAAGATGACGATGCTTACAAAGGTCCAATGGAAATTGAACCTCGTGGCTCCTCAGTTCTTATGCAAAGAGAAGTCAATACGCAGAATCTCTTTCAGCTGTATCAGTTGACCGCTGGTGGAACTACGCCTGGCTCTAAAGCTACGGCCATGCTGCGCGAAATACAAAGCGGCATGCAATTTCCTGATGGTCGATTCGTTGAAACCATTGATGAAGAATTATCGAGAGCCCAGATGGAAGCGGAGAACCCTACAGTTCCTCCAGAGGTCCAGATTGAGCAAGATAAGTTAATGGCCCAACAAGAATCTAAAGAAGCTGAGATTGAAATGCAGCTTATGAAGATTGAAATCGAGAAAGCTGAGAAAGATGCTCGACTACAATTGGATATGATCGATTCCGAAAGAAAACATTATCGCGAGATGATTAAAATCGAAGCGATGACGGAAGCGAGCGGTAATCAAGCTTTAGTTAATGTGCAGTCTAAAGCGGATACTGTTCAACAGCAGCTACAGGTCAAACTTGCTGAGATACAAAGTAAGCGAGACATTGCTGCTGGCAAACTACTGCAAGATGAAGAGACTAATCAGAAACTTGCAGATGCTAAACAGCTAGAAGCTCAAGCGAAAGCGAAAGATGCTGACACTAAAGCATCTGAATTGAGTAATAAGATAGCTGGCACTATTGAAAGGGGCATTTGATGAATAATGCTCCTGACATTCTTCATGCACTGCGTACTAAAATATCTGAATTAGAAAAAGATATTTTATCGCCAGTAGTGAACGATGAAACTTGTCGAATCAAACGCCATCAGCATTTTGTTTTAGAGCGTGTTATCGATTTAATCGAAAACCCGCATGGCGATTCTGTTGATTTGACTTTCTAGGACGGCTTGCGCCTTCCCCAAACCACCTCTGTTGAGGCAAAACTGTTGCTCCATTGGACCAGCAGAAGGACTGTTTTAAAAATCATGACTAACCAAGTAAATGCGACAGATAATAATGACGGTGCAGTCTCAAATGTAGATGACTATGATGCTGAATGGGCAAAAGAAGATGAGGATAATTCTTCTTCGCCCTCAGATACTCAAGTCATCACTGACGCTCCACCTACTATTGTCGATGAAAAAGCTGCTGAACCTGATACCGCAAAAGGTGAAGCAGAGCCCGAAGCTCAAGAAGAAGTTTCCCCAGAAACATCCGAGGTATCCTCTGCGGAGAGCGAGACCTCCGATGATATATGGGCTAACGCTCCTCCTGAGCTAAAGGACGCCTACGAGAAGGCGCAAAATGATTTTAAAGCGATGAAAGGGCGGCATAAAAATGCAGAGCATAGAGCTGCCGCTCTCCAAAAGGAATTTGAAAAAGTAAACAACCAGCTTGGCGAGGCGACTCGAAAGAAAGGTGTTTACGAGACTGAGCACCCTGAGCTTTTTAATGAAGTGAAGGATTTGATGGAATCTCGATTACCTCAAGCTGAGTCTGCTGAGACAGCTCAAGAACCAAATGAAGAGTTACAGGTTGTATTCAAAGTACACCCTGATGCCTCTGATATTTTGAATTCAAGTGAGTGGGAGACTTACAAGTCTAACTTTACTGTCGAACAGCAAACTAAATTTGATTCTCCTAACCCCTATGAATTTATCGATCTGATGAATGAGTATAAGCAAGAACGAAAAATCGCTGAAGTGAAATCATCTTATGAGGATGAGTCTGCCAGGCGAAAAGCAGTTCTTGAAGAATCCTCACCAGCAGAGGGTAAAGCATCTAAGCCAAATCCAGAGAAAAGTAATATGTCTGTGGAAGATGCCTACGATGCCGAATGGGCGCGAGAGGATTAGTTCGTTAACCTCAACTTAAAAGGACGGTGATCTGTAATGGCTAATAATTACGGTGATATAACAGGTCAACAGGCCGCACGCTATGAAAAACAAGCGCTGCGACATGCTGAACCTATTGTTGTTTTGGGAAAAGGCGCAAAGCTGACTGTGCAACCAAAAAAAAGCACAGACAGCGTTAAATGGCGTAGGGTAGTACCTTATGCTGCTGCGTTAACAGCCCTGACCGAAGGAGTCGCCCCTAGCGGGACCGACTTCAGATATGAGGAAGTGACTGGCACTTTGCTACAATATGGTGGCTTTACTCCCCTCACTGATAAACTTGTTGATATGCACGAGGCTCCAATCCTTGATGACATTAACAAGCAAAATGCGGAACAGTGTGCTCGAACTAAAGAAGCTCTTTTGTGGGCGGTTCTTGGTGCGGCTACTAATGTTCAGTACGCAAATGCGGAGACTGCGTTGACCGCTGTTGCACAACCTCTTGATTATGGTGAGCAAGCGCTTGCGGTGAGAACTCTTTCTCGCAACAAGGCCAAGCAATTTACCCAAATCTTGAGTGGTGGTGTAAAGATCAACACAACTCCCATCGAAGCAGCTTACTTGGCATTCTGCCATACAGATGTGAAAGATAGCATTCGTGCTATGGCTGGTTTCACGCCTGTGGCGCAGTATGGTTCTATGAAGCCTGTTTCTCCACATGAATTTGGATCAGTTAACGATGTGCGCTATATCGCTTCGCCTGATCTTAGTTCTACTATTGATTCTGGTGAGTTAATCGCTACCACTGCGGGTAATATTTCCGAAGGTGGTACTCGTGCTGATGTGTATACCACTATTTATTGCGGGATGGATGCCTACGGTCAAATCGCTTTGGCTGGTAAAGGCTCATTCACTCCTGTGGTAAGAATGGTTGGTACTCCATCTAGCTCTGATCCACTAGGTCAAACAGGTTCAATGGGTTGGAAGACTTATTCTGACGAACTCATTCTGAACCAAAACTGGATAGTCGCAGTGAAGCACACTGTCACTTCCGCTATATCTTAATCGTAAATCGAGTACTGGGGGAGCGTATGCTCCCTCACTGCTTTTATAGGTGAAAAATGAATACAAAAGTTTCTCTAGATCAGACAAACATTTTTGATGCTGCTACCGACCAAATTTTAAATTTTGCTCGTGACGCTGCTGGATTGACATTCGAGTCCGGTGCTGGGCGTGATTACATCATCTCGCAGATCTTCGAAGCACTAGAGTGGGATGCCTACAAACCAGAGGACGATGCGACACATGTCGTAATAAACCTTCCGTTGACCAAAGACGAAAAACATCCGTATACCGGCGGGCTGAATGGAAATATGTTCGCTATTAAGCGTGGTGAAGATGTTGAAGTGCCTATCGGTTATTACAACACGATGGTCGAGTCTGCCAAGAATCGTTTTCGCATAGAAAACGTAGGGCAGCATGGTGAGACACAAGAAGGTGGTCCAGCATCACGAAGGATTCCGTTAGGCGCTCTTGAAATGAGAGTAGTTAAGTTTCTCAACAAAGGTGTTAAGAAAGTCCAAGCGGAAGTTAAAAAGAAAGCTAAAAAAGCAGCAATTGAAAAGGTGAAAAAAGACTTTCTTGATCAAGGTGAATAATTATGGATTATCTGGGCCTCACAAATAAGTTCTTGGTCGAAACAGGTGTGTCTGATCAGGTAGCGACAATAGTCGATGCTTTTGATGATGTGGCACAAGCAGCAAGCTGGATAAATTCTTCATGGAATGAGGTCCAGATTTCTAGAAGATGGCCTTTTCGTTTTACAGAAAAGACAATCAATGTTGTCAATGGAACGACCAGCTATACCTATAATGCCATGGGCCTTGCGGATGGTGATGTCATCGTTCCTAACAGTTTTTACAATGTGAATGGTGGTATTGATCAGATTACTTACGAAGAGCTTAGAGATAAGCGAAGGGCCGCATCAACGACTCAAGATAAAAGTCGAGTTTACTGTGTAGCGACTCAGGTAGGCGCAATTGAGACTTATCCTGATGTTGATACCACTCAGTCAGTTAGTTTTGATTATTTAAAAGGTGTACAAACTTTAGTTGCTAATAGTGATGTACCTTATGGGCTGCCCTCGGATTACCACATGATGATTGTTCATCTTGCAATCACTAAATATGGTGCTCTGCAAGGCGGTCAGGAAGGTATGAATTTGTACAACGCTCACGGTCCTCGCTACCGTAAATACTTTAACGACTTCGTTCAGTTAAATAACAACTCCTCAGTCGAGGATACAACGCCCGCGCAAGGTACTCTTTTAGCTTGAATGGCCGAGCTCCAAGCTTAATAGTGTTTAAAATCAATAGCTTACGAGCCCGCGGCGAAGCTGAGACATTAATAAATTGAGGTGACTCATGGCATCAAGGCACTTTCCTCTTCGAGGAGGCTTAAACCTGTCTGCGTCACCGCTAGAGGTTTGGCCTGGCGCAATTAGAGATAGTCGTAATTATTTTGAATCGACTAAAGGTGGTTACGAAAGAATTGGTGGATATGAACGGTACGATGGTAGAAGTTCGCCGGCAGCTGCCACTTATTATCAATTGACTTTCAACAATTGGGATACTCACGTTACGCCAATAAGTGCATCGACCACAATCACTGTCGATAGCACTTTGACTTTCTACATCATGGCGATAGACACATCGACCCCTGACACTTTGATTGCTTATGCAACGGCGTTAGTGGGAACAATTGCAGACCCTTATATTGCTTTAGATTGGGATGGTGTTTCGTTTCTAACTAAAATAATTAAGCGCGGTTCAGAGTCAGATGAGCTTGATGAAACGTATTTAGAGTCTGCTTGGACCTACTACCGGAATCAAATTACTCAAGTTGGCGGCACTTCAACTTCGTGCAGCGGCGTTCTGCAAATCAATGATACTGTTTTGGCATTTAAAAATGATGCCACAAATAATCCAAAGATATACAAAGCGACAACTACTGGATGGGATGAAGGCCGCATTGGTCGAGCAGTCGAGGCTAGTACTGTCAGTCAAGATATTGTAGTGAATGAGACTATTGACTCTGGAAATTTCACAGTCATGGCAGTCTGCAAATGGTACGACCCAACCACTAAACTGGAAGATACAACAAAAAAATGGTTAGTTGTTAAACCTGAAACAGCGTTGGATTTTCCAGCGGTAGGTAATAACACCAGTAGCGGTGGTGCTACTTTTATTGTTGATAGTGTTATTCAACCTATAAATGCTTTTGGAACTTATATTGAGTACCAAAACCATAACTTCCTTTCGCATCCTGATGATTTAACCGCTTTTATCGCAGATGGAACTAATGTTCCGATGGCTTATTCTCAGCAACATCATTGCTTGCTGCCTATAGCGCCTGATTTCAATTCTCTATCGGATACTAAGGCTACACACATTTCTGTTCATAACGAGAAATTAATGTGGTCCACAGGGTCAGGTACTTTCAACATTTCTGAGCCTGGCTTGCCTTTTAACTATGCGGGAAGCTTCGGGGCTGCAAATATTGGTGTAGGTGATTTTATCACCGCGCTGCAATCAGCCGATTCCGAAAATATGATTGTTTATACAAAAAAGGGGGCTCGGAAATTAACAGGGACAGATAATACTAACTGGGCTTTCTTCGATGCTGCTTCAAATGTTGGTTCTCAGCCACGAGGTGTACAAAAGCTCGATGACATATATGCCTTATCAAGTCGAGGTGTTGGCTCATTAATACGAACTGACACGAGCGGTGGTTATGCTGGTGGATCAGTCAGTACACATGTCCAAGAAATTGTTGCGGATCTGGGTACGAAGTTGCTGTGCAGTACAACACTGACCACTAAAGAACAAATTCGCTGGTACTTCAATGACAACACTTTTTTGATGATGACGGTTTTGCCCTCTGATCAGGGCATGACTTTTTCTTTTGGAATAGCTAACTATAAAAATAGGCCAGTTAAAAATGTGTCTACTGAGATTTGGAGTGATGGCCGAGAAAGAACATTTTTTACTTCAGATAATGGTTATGTATACGAAGCTGATGTTGGTGCAAACTTTGATGGCGGTTCCATATATTCTTATCTAGAACTGCACTCCAATCATTTAAGAACGCCAGGCCATAACAAATCTTTTAAAAAAGTATTCTTTGAAGCCGAGGGCTTAAATCAAGTCACTATTTCTCTTGAATACAAATCTAATTACGGAGCAAAAGTATTTGAAGCTCGTAATTTTCAGATTGAAGGTGGACGTTATATTTGGGATGAAGGTCTGTGGGATGAAGCTCGCTTTGACCAAGCTGGCAGAAATAGAGGAAGAGCATCTTTAAAAGGTATTGGTTTTTCTATTGGTTTCACATTAGACAATGATTCTAAATTCGTTCTTCCTTTTAAGGTTACTGGTTACACCATCGATTTCGAGGTGCTCGGAAGAGCGAGGAAATAAAGCATGGCAAATCTTTTTGATATCTTAAAAACGTATCGACCAAGGAGAGTTATTCAGTCGGAGGATTTTAACGACTTGAATGCTGCTATTAAAGCAAGCTTTCAAAAACTTGGTGATGCTCCAGCAGCGGGCGAAAAAGGTGTCTCAACACCGTTCACTGTTGGCCCTGCAACTCTGAGTAATCATGCAGTGCCAAAGTCAGTTATGGACACCGCTGAGACCGGAGTTCTTGCTAATAAAAATGCGACAGATGCGGCGGCAGCTGCGGCTCTGGCTTCGCAAAATGCAGCAGCCACGAGCGAGGCCAATTCATCAACCTCAGAGACCAACTCAGCCGCCTCTGCGGTGACTTCGGGCGCTGCTCAAGTAGCTGCTGAGACTGCAAAAACTGGAGCTGAAACAGCACAAGCAGCGGCTCTAGTAAGTGCAAATGCGGCTGCTGCTAGCGAGGCTAATAGTGCTGGGTCGGAGACTAATTCGCTTGCTAGCCAAAATGCTGCCGCTGCCTCTCAGGTAGCTGCGGCGGCTTCGGCGGCCAGCGCGGCAACAGATGCTGGAAGCATAGGAACCTCTGTCAGCGATGCTCAGAGCGCTGCTACCACAGCGGCTGGTCACCTTGATACTTTTCAAGATCAGTATTTAGGTTCAGTTTCAAGCGACCCCACTACTGATTTAGATGGCGACCCATTAACTTCGGGAACGCTTGCATTTTTAACGACTACGAACATGCTGCGTGTCCACAACGGCTCAGGCTGGCAGGATGCTGGCAGCGCCGTCAATGGCACCTCGGCCCGCGATACATTCTTAGCGACTAGTGGGCAGACTACTTTTGCCACATCAAGCAGCTTCGATGTTGGATATGCGGACGTATGGCTTAATGGCATTAAGTTGCTCAGAGGAACAGATTTTTCAGATAGCAGCGGGAGTTCCATAGTATTAACCGCGCCCGCTGCTCTTAACGATGTAGTCGATATAGTGGCATATGGAACCTTTACACTTTTAAATCAAGTAAAAAACCCTGATGGTGGTTTCGCAAATTCAACTTATACCACCGCACAAAGTATAGATGGAGGAAGCGCAAGTGGCTGACATTATTCAGATTAGACGAGACACAGCAGCGAACTGGACGAGCGCAAATGTGGTATTAGCTCAAGGTGAGCTAGGGGTAGAAACGGATACCCAGAAATTAAAGTGTGGAGACGGAACTACCGCTTGGTCATCATTGGGCTATCTAGTTGATACAGGTGGTTATGCAGCCTATTCAGATGCGACTGCAAATTTTACTGGTGACTTGGAAAAAGGGGGTAGCACAGTACCGGCTCTTGGCGATACTACAGTCAATTTCACTGGACAGCTTCAGCAAAGTGGTGTGCCAGTGGCTGCTGATGCAAACCTTAACAGTTTTTTAAGTGCGGTTGACCTGCCCACGGCTGATGGCTCTGCCGATCAGGTTTTGACCACAACTGGATCGGGAACACTACAATTTGCTGATGCTTCCGGTGGTGGTAGTGGCACATATTCGCCAACAGCAGGGACAGAGGTTTTTGCTGAACATTTCCATGAAACCTTTTCAACTTTTGGATGGGGGGCGGTTAAGTCTGCTGGTGGCATTACTTATATAAGCTCTTTTCGAGGTAGGGACGCAAACACAACTAACAAAGCCAAGTCTAATCGTTTTATCATTTATTTTCCTTACACAGAAATACCAAGTGCTAGAAACGCTGGTAACTATATGGATGGTTATGCCTCTACAAGCTTTTCAGTTACACCATCCACGAGAACAATAACGTGGAACAGTGGTGGTAATTCGTATGATAGATTCCAATATCATACTGGCTATAGTGGTGATGCTGCCTCTACCCAACAATATTTCACAATTGACGGTTCTGGTCAGTCGGCTTTGAACGGCAATATTGTTTGGAGTGGTTATTCTAGTCATCAATTTACTGTTGCTACGTTTTCTTGGAATGATAATGGCCTTATTCAAAATGTTAATACCTCAATCGGCTCTGGTAATGGACTGCACCATAGCAATGGAGATAGAAGAGTTCTGCCGGTTGATAATTCCGCTGGTGGTTATGTCCCTGTCGTAGGTTATAACCAGAGTAATTCCAAAGCCAGTTACAAGCTTATTTCGTTTCAAGCAAGCACAACTGCTCCCACTATTGGCAGCATGCAAATGTGTGCGAACACTACATCAAGCACCATTGAATCCTGCAATATGGTTAATCAGCCAGGCATTTATCCCTCTAGCACCTATAATTATCCACTTCAAATGTGGTTTTACAATGTGAGTGGTTCTTATTCATGTCAGGCTGTGGATTATTCGGGCAATGTTAGTGGCGAAATTAGCAGTGGTTTTGATCGGACACAGTATTCAGGAAGGGTTGCTTTTCTGTTAATGGAAGGCTCTACACCTGTCGTGATGATGTATGACACTTATTGGCAAGCATCACGATGGACAGCTTTCAACTCAGCGCCAACATTTTTTCCAAATACTGGTAGAAGGTGGAGACCTAAACAGTCTATGAGTTATGGCGGCAGGGGTGGTTTTATTGCTACTGGAGTCGAGAATGAGTTCATGTGCTTTGATGCAGAAACTCCTTTTCAAGAATCGTATTATGCAGGTTCAGTTAGTCTCAAAAAATTTAAAATAAATCCAACCAATGGCGAATTTACAGACGTTTATTATTGTCCAATCTCTACTCAAATACAGGGTTGGTGGAGTAAAGCAAATCAAAATTGGAGATACCAGCTACACGGTTTATGGGGCGATGACGGAAATTCGTCAACTATTACGCATTTATTAGTAATTAGAATAGATTCCAATTATGTGAGGTATACACACGCAGCACAAGTGATTGATATTCCGACTGCAAGCGATTGGATCGCCTACCCTACTAACTAACGGAGCTAACGGAGCTTAAAAATGGCTAACACCTTGAATGAATTTAGAAGCGAAAGAGATGCAGCTTTGCAAGCCTCGGACTGTCTTTATCTGCCTGATTTACAGGAACAATTAAATTTAGATGATGCGAGCCTTTCAACGCTAGACATCTATCGGCAACAACTCAGAGATGCGACTGAAGGGGTGACAGACGATAACGCTGCTGATGCTGCATTACCTAAACCAGTCGATCCATCAATAGCTGCTTTTTTAAAAATTGAACTTCCGTAGGGGGTTACATGACAACTTTTGTAATTACTGTCAATGCGGGAAAATTTGTCGTAGATGGGGTCAGTCAGCAAAGCCTGAGCCTTATGGAAGGTAGCACCTACACCTTTAATCAAGCCGATGCCAGCAATGCCTCTCACCCACTTCGACTCAGCGCTACTAGCGATGGCACACATGGTGGTGGAACAGAGCACACGCTTAATGTCACCTACAACGGCACGCCAGGCCAAGTCGGAGCCTACACGCGAATATCGGTAGTAAGTGGAACCCCAGATCTTTTCTATTATTGTTCAAATCACTCTGGTATGGGAGCGGCAGCAACAACTCCCCTTCAGCGCAGTCGTGCGAGGGATATGGCAGATTCTGGCTCGACTATTAATGTTCTCGATGGCGTAACTGCAAGCGGAAGTGAGCTGAATGTACTAGATGATTTGAGCCGAGGCTCGATTCTCTACGGAAATTCATCTGGTGCTACTGCAATTTTAAATAAGGGGTCTGCCGATCAGGTTTTGAAATCTGATGGTACTGATATTGCGTGGGGTGATGCCTCTGGTGGAGGTGCGACTTATTCGCCCTCAGTCGGTACAGAAACTTTTAGCCCATACTTCCATACAAATATGTCATCTCAGGGGTTTGGTTCTGTGATGGGTGTCGGCATGGATTATGTGACTGTTTTCCGAGGCCGAGACAACACCGCAACCAATAAAGCTAAGAGCAACACTTTTATCTTGACCAATGCGTACACGCAAAACCAAGATAGTACAAATGCTGGAAATCATATGGATGGAGTGGCTACCACCTCGTTCGATGTTGTCCCTTCGACTAGAACAGTAACATGGCACACAAATTGGGAGCGGGCGTGGTATCACAGCACCTATTCAGGTAACGCTCATTCGACTACGCAACATTTCACGATTGATGGGTCGGGTCAGCTTACTTCAAACGGATATACGGTTTGGCAAAATCAAGGCACTCATAATTTCAACATCGTTAATTATGCTTTTTTAGATGGTGGTGGTTTTAATGCACAGTCTGAAGCTCTTGGCTCTGGTCAAGGTTTGTATTCTACCGCAGGGCAGCGTGAAGTTTTACCGATAAGTGACAGTGCTAATGGGTATGTGGCAAATGTTGGATATGATGTAGCGAACTCCAAAGCAAGCTACCGGATTTTAACTTTTGACGCGAGCACAAATGCACCAAGCATGGGAAGTATGCAAGTTGCTGATAACAACCCAAACTCAACTATGCGATCTGTAAAAATGATCAACCAGCCAGGAATTTATCCTGATGCAAGCAACAACTATCCAGTGCAGATTTGGCGGTATGGCGTAAACGGTAATTTCTCAGCGCAAACTTTAAATTATACAGGTAATGTTTCTACTGAAAAAGACTCTGGAATGGATAGAACCCGCTATGACTGTCTTGCATTTT